AATATTTATATAATATAGGGGTTGAAATGTAATATCTCAACCCCATAAACGAAATACAGGTGGAGAGATTTACTCCTCGTTTGCTAACTTTGAAAAATAATCAAGTGTTTCATCACCATCATCTTCATCGCTAACACTAGGAGTTGCAACTGTTTCCGTTGATACTACTGGTTCAGGACTAGTTGCTGCTTTCGGTGGGATCGCAACATCTTCAGCCGTGCCAGTATTCCTCACACCACTTAAAACTTTATCAAGTTTGCTTTTCAGCTCATCATATGATTTAAAGTTCTCAGGTGCTAGGAAAGGGGTAAGAGGATATTGTTTATTCCAGATTTCTTCAATCTTCTCATCATTATCTGCAATAGATGTTACACTATCAAATTCTGATTTATCATAATTCCAATATCCATCAACTTTTCTAATTTTTAGTTTGAAGTTTGCACCTTCCCAAAAGTCAAATGGGTTAATAGGTTTCTCATCTTCAAATTCTGGTTTCATCGCCTCAGTAATCTTATCAAAGATTTTCTTACCAAACTTAAATAATTTTACTTGGCCTTCATTCTCTGGATGTTTAGGGTCTGAAACAACTAGAACATTTGCATAGTAAGATAATTTTCTTTTTCTCTTTCTTGCAATCTCTTTGTCAGCGTCAACACCAGAGTTCCACAGAATACTGTTGGATTCACTTACTGGATCTTTCTTATCTAAAGTTGTTAGAGAGTTTTCAATATACCATCCGCCAGGTCCTTGAAATGCATGAGACCATAATCTTGCCCATGGTAAACTTTCATCTTTGACAGCTGGTAAAAATCTTAACACAGCATAACCATTGCCAGATTTATCTAGTTCTGGTTTCCATAGTCTATCGTCTGTGTATGATTGTTTTTGTTTTTGAGGTTCAGCGACTTTTGATAGTTCGCCTATTAGTGTGTCTAAATTAGACTTTGAGCGTTTTAACGCTGCTATACTTGTATTCATATTATCTCCTTATATAATTGTATTTGTATGTTTATCTTATCCACTTTGTATATAATATATGTTTATATTTATAATGCAAACTAGGAGGGACTTGGTTACACCCCCAACCCCTCGACACAGATACCATTCTGAATCCAGGGAACCTACTCTTACCTGTCGGTAATTTGACACCCCTTGTTTTCCAAGTTATGCCTGGGTACAACCCCTGAGCAGTCAAGTTCGACCGTCTGGTAACAGCCTCTTCCTTGCACTAGTATAAAAAGATTGCAAGTCTTTTTATGCATTAATAACATTATAACACATCCATGCTATAATGTCAAGCTCTTTCAAACTTACCGATATCATAATTGTTGATAAGTTTTTCATTCAACTTCGGTTGCTGTAATTGTTTCCGAAGTGTTTTATTTTCTTCTATCAGTTGTCTATTCTCTTTTACTATTTCTTTTATTCTACTTTCCAAAGACGATATCTTTAGATTAGCTTCCATAACATTATGTTCGGCTGTATATTTTCCTGCGTCATCCATATTCTACTCCATTACTTTACTACGCAAAGTCTTTTTATACTTTGTCACATTATAATTCAGAAAAGGTTTGTATCTTATCATTCTATCAAATATCTTTGGCCACAAAACCTTTTCGCCTATGGTTTTATTTAGGCGTTTTGCGAACCCTAGGATATCATTTAAGATAACAACCGATTCAAAGTTTATCTTCTTTGATAAAAATAGTTTAACAATAGGTGGGTGTTGCTTGTCTTTAGAGGTAAAGAGTCCATCAAAAGTTACATTCTTTTCATTCATATAATTTAACATTGTATCAATATCTTGTTCAAAATAATAATGTAACGCTTCTATTTTTTTTGTCCATTGTTTATAATTATCATCACCAGTTTTACCAATGATGTCACCAACCCATAAATTAGTATTAGAAACAAAATTGCTAACGAAGTAATCAACAATAGTGTTATTGTTATAAGATTTACTAAGCTTATGAAAGTAATACCTATCCCTTCTTTTAGTAAAGGTCTCCAGTTTTGCAGTTGTTCGACCGAGGTGTTTATGAAAGTCATAAGATTGGCCTTTACTTGTGAAGTGGAGTTTGATTGCCAGATAGATTTTATATACTTCAAAACCATTCACTTACTGACCGCCTAGATACCTCAACATAGTTTCAGGATCTGAAACTTCGTATGGGTCATCATCATTACTTAAATTATTTAACCCAGGTTCTATGAACATTTGCTTAATCTCTTTGTTATCTATGAAAGCAGAATATCTCCAACTTCTTAAACCAAACCCTTGAGCAGGTTTGTTGACTAACATACCTAAACTTCTTGTAAATGCACCATCACCATCAGGTATCATTTTTACATTTTTAATTTTTAAATCTCTTGCCCATGCGTTCATCACAAAAGCGTCATTTACTGATATACAATATACTTCATCAATGCCTACATCTTTAAATTCATCAAAGTGTTCATCATAAGATGGTAATTGTTCACCTGAGCAAGTTGGTGTAAATGCACCAGGCAAGCTAAATAATACTACTTTCTTATCAGAAAATAATTCATTTGTTGTTTTATCAACCCACGATCCACCTATTAATGTGCAACCGCCATTGTCCATATCGTCTGTATCGCCAGTTCTAAATTTAAAAAAATGATTGTATAGTGTTTTCATCCTGATACTACTCCTACAATCCATAGTGCCGCAAATGCTACTAAAAATACTTCTGCACCTGTCATAATCTTATCTCCTTATATTGGTAATTTTGCTGTTTTTTCTTTTAACATATTCAAGTTTTGTGCTTCATATGCTATCTTTTCTTTTAGTGTTTTATTTACTAAACTTTTTACACTACTTGGATCTAAACCTGTTTCATTACAATATAATAAAACAGCATCCATATAACCACACCTCTTCTCTTTTACTTTTGTTTCTATTACTTGGGCAAATTTGTTTGGTGTGATTATCATATGTCTATTATACTATATTTTTTAGCCTTTGTCAAGGTCTGATTTTCTGATTGTTGGATCATAGATTTCTTTTGTTGCTTCACTTCCAGATAAGTATCCGATACCGTAAGCACACATAATTAAAATACCAACTGGTAATAAAATGTCAATCATAATATATCTCCTTTAATTAAGAGAGGTAGGCTTCCAGTCTCCCTTGACCTACCTCTCATAGTGCCAGTTTCTGTTGCAAGGTACTGACAAACCCCTAACAGCCTAGGCTGCTAATGCATACTCATTATAGTTTGCGTTTGTATAAATTTAAAGTCTTCCGACTATCCTCTCCAGTACACTTTCTAACAATGGTCGATCCTATTTCGCCCCCTTGTTCGGTCTATCTAGGATCTTGGTGGAGGCGTAGGGTATCGCACCCTAGTCCCTATTGCCTACTTGTATTACCTTCATAGAGAATCCTGTTGTATGACTGGATTTCCATCATCATCAAAAAATTGCCAATTTAATCCATAACCTATTATACAGGTTACAGTTGTACCCATTGGTCCCACACCTGGAAGTGTCATAAAAAAAGTACCACTATTTCTTTCAACACTATGGCCAAAAGATAATATACCTATAATTTCGTTTTCTGGTTGTCCTCGTACTCTTACCTCACCCACTAGTATTTGGGATTCTAGCATTAAGTTTGCTGATGTTTCAAGCACAAAGTTTGTTTCGCCACAATATGCTGGTATATTTTGTTGATATAATCTGTCTAAATTATATTTTCTTTCTGGTTCTATTTTTGGCACTACACTATCTGGTTCAGTATTAGGTATTGCTGTGGCATGATTAAATACTAATGTCATGCCAAATAAAAATACTAAAGCTATAAATATCGTAGGTAAGTTGTCTAATAATCTCTCTTTAATTTTGTTCATTTGTTTTAAATTCCTCAATCGCTGTTTTTAGTAATGGTAAGTAATCGTCTTTATATTTTGAAAATGTTTGAACAGCACCATCCTCAGTTACGATTAATATTACTACTCGCTCTACAGGAACACCAAATTGCTCTTCATACATTTCACAGTAAGCAGCGCCTTGAATAAAATAATTTTCAATCCATTCTTCTTTTTTTTCTTGCCTAGATGTTTTGAAATCTATAACTGACAATACGCCTTTATACTCTGCTACACAATCTACACGACCTGCAACACCGTAAAAATCGCTGTATAAGCCGCCTTCTTGTAATCTAATATTATTTATCTTATCTAGTTCAGGTTTAAGTATACCAAATAGTGCGACAGGTAGCACATCTTGTTTTGATAGTTCTTCATTGTTTAGATAATTTTCAACCAAGGTATGTACAGCAGTACCTCGTTTAGCAGCTTCTCTCATAATCTGATTTGCAACATCATTACCTACATTTTGTCGCCACTTAACTAAGCCTTCTTTATTTCTACCTGATAAAACTGTTGTAATAGATGGATACTTATTACCTTCAGGTGTAACATAGTACCTTTTACCTTTGATTGTTTCTGTGTGTATTTCTGGAAGTGTTTTATTTAATTTTACATGGTCAAAAGTTTTCATATCAAACTTTTGCTTCATAAAAGCATTCAATTCATTCATAATATTATTATAACAGATTATTTCATAATTGTCAAGCCATTGCCATAAACAGTTTTACTACCTTCTTTGTATGCTGTTAGACATTGTTTTCGGTTGCCTTCTTTTTTTACTGAACAATGAACCCATCCACTATCTTCATCACCCTCTACATAAAACTCACTAATCAACTGGTCAAAATTTAAGTTCTTTGATATCCATATTGCTAAATCAAAGTTATCAACTCCTGTAATTTCAAAGTCAGCAGCTTCGCCTTTAGCGTGCTGTGAATTTTTACTTGAGCCTATTGCTTCGCATAAGTCAGGACTTCTATAACCACTTGTTACTCTTACAGGTTTGCCATAGTGTTCTCTAATAGGTTGTAATATATTTTCACATAGATATTTTAAACTTTCCATGTGCTCTTGTTTAGGTGTATTGTCAATACCTTTTCTTGTTGCAGTTTGACTTTTTGTCATTTCATTTAAACTAAAATTAGCTGATAATTTCATTATTAACCCCTTGTTATTGCTACAATCTTTTTTAATTGTGCTTCAATTACTTGTGCCCTATTTGGCCAATGTATGTACGCCTCTGGTGATTTTGCTAACTTTACTAATAGAGGTATGATAAGTTTTTCTAACTGAGCAAATTTTTCTTTTTGTTCTTTGCCTAAGTTATCTTTTCTTAAATCATATTCATCATCCATTTGCTTTTTAGCAATCTCTAATTCAGTTTCATTCTTCTCTTTGATTTCACTCTTAGCAGAATTTACTGCTGAATATATTTTATCTAGTTTGCTCTCTAGTGATTTTACGATATCGCTAGAAATGGCTTTAGCAGTTCCTTCAGCAGTTTGCTTAACTACTGTTTCTGTTGTCTTTGTTGTTTCAGGTTTTGAAGCAACTGAGGAAAAACCCCAATCACCTTCCATATCAAAGTCTTGTAAAAAATCAAAGTCTGCCATATGTATCCTTGTGAGCGCTCACTCTTATATGTACCAGTATCGGATTGACCACCCAACTTGTGAGAACCCGCTGATTCCGTGTTGTGGTATACTCGATAGGTACAATAGTATTTATGTCCTTACTTCTTTCCAGCTCGTATTCTTCTATGTTTTTGTCGTAGGTTATCTACTTTAACCTCGTTAGTAGTTCTTTTTCTATATCTTTTTGCCAGATCACTTCTAGGGTGTGCTTCTGATATTTTACCTAAAACATCTTTCCAACCACTATCAGTTTTACTATCTACTGAACCTGTGCTTGATACAATATTCATTTGAGTAGGTATCATAAGTTCAATATGTTTCTTTTTTGTAAACTTTTCCATTTCAGCAATAGTCATATATTCTTCAAATTCAGTTTTTGTTTTACTATTATAAAATCTATAAGTTGGCATTTTCTTTTTGTCTCCACTCTTTTCTTCTAGTAATATATATCGGGTCTGTGGTTACTCTATCTCTTGCTTTTTTAAATATCTGTGCTGACTTTGCTTTGTCACTTGTTGCCCAATCTTTTTCTTGTGGTCTTACATTACCATCTTTATCATACTTCTTGCCATCTTTGTGATTTGCATATCTTCTTGCTCTAGTGAAACCCATTTCTAAAAACTTTCTTGCCATGTCCATACCTACAAAGTCATCTTTACCTCTATACATATTATACAACCACAGTATTCTTACAGCACTCATATATGCGTCACCAGGTGTTTTAAAACGCCACCATTTACATATATCATCTGTGTATGGTCTTACAAGTAATACGCCTTGCTCACCACGCCCTATACGATATCTCTTATCGTTTTTTCTAAACTTTAAGTTCTTGTAATCTAAATTATAATCAAACTCTATCATATTCTCTTGCCTTTAGTAAGATATATAAAACTATGATTGATACAGGTATACCTAAAAAAAATAATCCTATCATGGTCTTGTAACTGCTATGAATAGTGGCACAATCATAAAAATAGAACCCCACCATGTTACATTAAATAACCACCATATAGTAGTAAGTGTAAATACACCCATCCAAAATTCATTCTTGTTTAATATTTTTTTAATCTTTTTCACAACCACCACCTATTTGACCACTACATTCATACCCATGTAGAAAAAACTTTCTAGGTATATCATGCTCATGAGCAAAATAAATTACAATAAAACAAGAAATGATTGCTACAAATATACTCATAATGTGACTAATCATTTTCATAATCTCCATCATCTTCTTGTTCTACAATAATTGCTTCTGGTTCAGGTATGTTATTCATGTTCACCACCTGGATCATTTTTAGGTAATTGTACTTTATATGCCATACCATGTTTATCTCTATACAACACATAATCACGGCTTCTACCATAACTAGTATAACCGTCTTTAAATCTATAAACATTTTCTGATACTTTAAATGTTGCAACTGTAACAACTATTGCTAGTATCAAAATAAAATGTGATACAACTGTTACACCAAATACTCCCCACGAAGCAAAGTATAAACTAAATGCTATACACCATAACCATGCTAAAACTTGTAACATCATATGGCGTACTTGTAAATCAGGAATATGTTTTAAAGGATTAAACCTATAATCCATAACACCATTCCAACTATTAACTATAAATTCTCTCATATCGTACTCCCCACAAACCATTTTGGTTGTTCTCTTTTAGACCACTTGGCAAAATATGCTTTTGCTTCATTGTAATAATTTTTGTAAGATTGAA